ATTGTAATTGGGATATAATGGCTGAAACTTGATTTCCGCTAGCGTTAATGGTGATGGTAATGCACCCTTTTTGGGTTTGTAAAATTTTGCATTATGTCTCATCGCCTTGGCGCTGTTGCTTCCCTCTACCAGTCCTTCAAATAACTCGTCGAGCTTAACGTTTGAATCGAACAAGATGTTGATACATTCTTGCGCGACCATTTTCGTGTAGCTTTCCGTGTAAATTGATTTCACTGTAGTGTAGAGAGGAACCGGTAACCGTTTCTCTGCCATTATCCAAGTTTTCCATGGAATCACCTGTTTACTTATCTGGATTGGTCTTTCTTTTTTCCAGTTGATGAGTACTAAGTGCGCTAGACGTAAGTCTAATTCACTCGGTTCTCCCCAACTGCCAATTGGGAGTCCCATTCCTCCTAACCATTCAGGTAAGTACCATGGACATCTTGACTTCTCTAGGACGTTTTTATGATTCTCAATAAAGAGTTTCATAGCAACTTCATGGTATTCTTGAGGAGCCAAACGTAGTAGTTCGTGTGCTCTTGCGCTGATATTTTCATTGCTGTTTTGGTCGTTGAGACCCACTTTTTGTGTTCCTGATCTTTTCAGGCCTAACATTAAGCCAGCATTGATAAATTTTGTCAGCCGGAGACAAGTTAGTCTTTTTACTGTAGTTCCATCCCTTCGCAGGTAATCGATTTCGTGTGGTTCCTCCGTACGCTGATAGTTTGTTGAATTTATGTCAACGAATTCTCTGCTTATATAGGTTTTCCCAACGGACTCTTTTAATCCAACGAAGGCTGTGATATCTTTCCAGTATTTGTAGACACTCGTCTTTGATCGTAATGCAACATCGTCGCCGTTGATTAGTAATTTACAGTCACGCAATTTGTATATGCGTTTTTCTGCTAATTCTATCGACCAGCGACTTAATGCTGAATTCACGATGCATAAGATAACGAAACTCATGTTTGACCCCATAAGTTGCCCGATTGTTTGTGGCTTATGTCCAGGGAATATGTGGCCTGTAAGTGCCTGTCGAGCTAGATTTGTTTCTACTTGTGACAGGTTTAACTTCCCACTTATTCTTTGGATGACGCGATCCGACGCTCTGCTTTTTAGGTTGTCTGTAGCTGCTTCAAAATCACCTGATAGATAGACTTCATCTTCGTAAAGATGATAGCCTAGTCCATCAAGTAGATGTTGTTCAGTAACGGCTTCTCCTATTAAACGGAACGTAGGGTGGCGCCGAAGGACTGTATGAATCTTCTTTCTTAGTGGATTCAAAACAGTTTGTTGGAATGGAGGCATTGCTGTAATCGCTCTGATTTTCAGCGCCTCCGGAAGCATCACTGGTTTCACCAGTGGTTCCTCGAACGCAGATTCTTTAATTAATCTGTGCCAGAGTGTTTTGTAGGCTTCTTCCAACTCCTTCGTATTAAGCGTAACATCAATCGATGATACGTCCTCTGAGGAGATCCTTTCCTCTGTTTCACGCGTCTCTTCAACTTTTGTAAATCCACCGGGCCGACGTAAACCTTTCATCAATTCGGGGTGCTGTAGGATTGAACCTACTGCGCCCGCGTTTTGACGGTTGTTTATGTAGTTGGCACTTGTGGATGGAAAAATCATTTTAATTCTCTCGGCGTAGGTGTAGGTCTCGTTCTCAAACAGTTCATCAACCGTTCTGTCTAGCTCACTATTCATAGTGTGCCAGTTCAGAGTAGTTGAAATGCTGTCGGGGAATGTCTCCATATCCGCCCAGTCGATTAGAAATTTAAATGGTTTTCCCTCTGGTGTGGGTTCCTTGGTCATTTGTACGACGTATTTTTCCTCGGCCTCTTTTAATTGTTTTGCGTTCGGACGCGGCATTCCTTTCTTTGACTGTTTCATGGTCACTAGAATGGTTTGACGCGTCTCCTCGCTTGCATACTTAAGAAGGTTCCGTAGGTATCGTCCCGCTGCTCCCCCTAACAGGTGAGCGGCGTTGTCCTGTGAAGTAAAAGGAGCAACTGGTAATGGTTGACCTTTGTGAAATGAATAAAAGGCTGCTAATTTGTATTTAGCGACTTTCATCCAATTCCCATCGGCTTCCATGGTTAATTGCTCCCAATGCTTCTCAGTATTGGACAAATCGTATTTATGATCTTCGAACCCAAAAATCCGGAGTTGTAAAAGGAGTACTTGAAGAGAGATTTTGATTGCTGCCTTGACGTCCTCAGTCAGGGGAGGCTTTCCTACCATTTGG